ACGAAATGCTTTCAAAGATGTCATAGTAAACGAAAAGATTGCTTATCATACGACGTATTCAACGGTTTCGACAACTCTTCCAACAATCGTTTGCATTATGGACCAAGAAACAGTAATTGAAGAGAACAAACCTATCGGTGATGTTCTTGGCAGTGAAGTAATGGCCGACGGCACCGATACAGATGAATTCGGTAACATCATGCAAGGTGTTTATTCAATAAACATTCTTGCTAAACAGATACTTTTAGTACGTATTCTCGGAACTTTTGTGAGATTTATTTTAGAGAATTATTCAACGAATAATGATGACATGCCAGACCTTGACATAAACACGGATAGATTTTCACCGGACGCAGAGTTTTTCCCGAATGATGTGTTTCACATCCATCTAATCGTGAGATTCCGCTATGTGGAATCATGGAACGAGGTATACGGTCCAATCAGCAAGATCTACATGGATTCATGTGGTCAGGACTTCTGGCAAAACATTATGGGTGGAGAATGAAAATCGCCCTAAAGTCGCTAATTTATAAACATGACATAGGTTTATCTTCACTCTATGCGATAGGAGAAATTTAATGGGTGTATATTTCAACGGCAAGTACTACATTAAGCCACAGGTCGCAACCTTTGTCGATGACACTGCGTTAACGCCAGTCGGACTTGTCGGTTCAAACGTTATAGGAATGTTGGGTCCGGCTAAAGATGGTATCCCAAATCAGGCCTATCTTTTGACTTCACTAAATGATGCAACAGACATTTTCGGAGAAGGTCCATTAGTTGATGGTGCCGCCATGGCATTTGCCGGCGGAGCTCAATACATTTGGGCTACTCGTGTCGGTGGAACCTATACAGCGGGGAATATTCCTGCTTTTGCTACTCAACCTGCTCAGGCTGTTTATGGTATCGCTGATGATGGTACGCCTCCTTTTAGCTTCCTTTCACGAGCCTATGGCGCTCATGCTAACGGAATTTCTATTTCTACGGCAACTAGCACATCTCCAAAGGGCATTGATGTAACTGTTGTTGCGCAGGGAAATACGATTCTTGCTAAGGGTATTTATTACGATATATTAAAGATTGAAAACTCTGGAGCAGATACTACTTTTGCAGTCACGACAAGTACGGGCAACATGACGATAACTCAGGGTGCCCTTGTCGGAACAGTTGCGCTTGCTGGCATCGGTTCAACGACTGACCTAGTTGAAGCAATCAAAGATGCAATGGCTAATGCATCCGCTAGCTTCATCGATTCTTCAACTTTTACATTCACAGTAATGAAAGAAGTTCCTGGAACGCAACTCGATATTTCTGCTGGAACTGTTGGAATTGGTTCGCCGACGCCTCACACTATTTCCGCTAATGTAAAGGCCGTCTTTGATTGGTTCAACTCGGGCGCTCAGCCTTATATCTATGCTGAAGATACAGGCTCTATTTTTACAACTGCGACCGATGATAAAGCTCTCACGCTATTGGAATCTGCTACATTCAACATGGGAGACGCAGGAACGTCTGGAAGTATTGGTACGCTTGTCACGTCTTCATATACTGGTGCACTTGCAGAAATCTATGAAGATCTTGACCTCGACTTAGTAGTTCCAATTGTCGATAATTACCTTGGCTTGTCTATTACGAGTTCTGCTGCCGCTATCTTTACAGCCGTCCTCAATCATTGCAAATCAATGAGTACTACGGGCTCAGAAGAAAGAGTCGGATTAGTGGGTTATCAATTTGACGGTGTTTCACCAACTACAGCGACCGCCGATGGTGATTCTGATACTCTCAAAGACGCTTTAATCACGAGTGCCACCGCATTCAACTCACCGTACCTCGTGGTTTGTGCTCCAAGACTCAAAACGTTTGACATCAAGGGAAACTTGAAATTCTTCAACGGCACCTACACTGCGGCTTACATCGCGGGATTGGTCGCTCTATTCCCAGTTGGTGAGCCTATCACTAATAAGGAACTTTCAGGTCTCCAGGGCCTCTCAACTTACTTCAAGAACCGCCAGATCCTTGAGCTCATCGATAATGGTGTTCTCACAATCGAACGAGTCGGTTCAGCTCTCAAGGTTGTCCAGGGCGTGACTTCATGGATCTCTGATGATAACTACAACAAGAAGGAACTCTCGGTCCGCTTGGCAACGAACTACATCGCTAAGAGTTGTAGAGATAATCTCAAGACCTTTATTGGTCGAAAGAACTCTCCACAGATTCTTTCAATCATCAAGGGCTCTCTAGTTGCAGTCCTTCGTGAACTTGAAAATGAAGAAATCATTGTTGGGACGACAGCATACCCGGCTTATAGAAATCTTACATTGACAGCTTCAGGCGATGTTATTCGAGTCACATTCGAATGTTCACCCGTGCTTCCAATCAACTACATCTTGATCAACATTCACGCAACAGTTTTCAACGCAACGATCTAATATAAGGAGCTATAATAATGGCTAAAGTTTATTCAGGCAATACTATCATGGTCGTAATAAAGAACAAGCCAGTTGGCTTGCTTCAAGATATGACGGCCGATGAAGATTTTGCTCCGGAACCAGCTTCTGGGATTGGTGATCCTCGAGTTGTAGAGTATGTGCCTACAATGTATAGAATCTCCTTAGCAGTTTCTTCCATGTCTCTCAAGAAGGATTCACTCTTCTCTGTAGGTGTCTTCCCTGAAGGCATTGACAAGTACTTGGCAACTGACCCATTTACAGTAGTTGTCATTGACAAGGTTACAAGGAAGACTATCCGCCAGTATAACAACTGTATCTTCGCAAGAGGAACAGTTTCTGTTCGAAAACACACTATCGTCTCTCACAATTGCACTTTACTTTCGACGGAAGCCCTTGGTGGAGATGCAGATGGATTTGTGGAGGCTTCAGCTTAATACACCCAAACGAAGGAGCATGACAAATGGCCCAAAAAATATCGCAGTACTTCACTTATAAACTCGGCGATAAAGAATACAAAATCAGATACAAAACCCCAAAGGTCGGCGAACAGATAGCAATTGGTCAGCGTTTCGCTGCCTATAAAGCCGGTTTTCCCTCATTAGATGAAACTGCCAATGTACTAGCCTATGCAACTGCGACGCTCGATATCGTTATTGTAGATAAACCAGCCGATCTTAATTTCGAAGAATTAGATTCATCTGATTGGAAAGTTCTTCGACAAATGCTGGACGATTATCAGAACTTTGCCTTTTTTCGTAACGAGGCTCCGGCAGAACCTTCTCCGTCGTGAGCTGACGGCAGCTACTAAGAAAGATCCAGATGTAGCTGAAGACATAGAAGATTTTGCATTTAAGAAGTTAAAGAAGCAAGCTAAAGATGAGATACAAACTTCTTTGGCGCGACTGATTTATCGTGCTAAATACAATCTCCCTCCAAATGACCCTCGATACTTAGATCTTACCGATGAAGACATTGTATACGAACTCGTATTGCAATCCGAATACAGCAAGTGGAATGAAAATCGTTTTGAAGAAGAAGAAACAGACGATAGTAAGATAATCTATAGAAATACAGATGAATTTGACGAAATTGTAAAGAAATTAGAACGAGGCGAAGACGTAGATTTAGAATCTTTTATGACTCCTGAAGAAGACTGGGAAAAGGTAGATGGCAACTGACCAAGGTTTAATTAATGCTATTCAGTCACTCGTTTCTATGCTTAGAGCGAATGTTGGTTCTGCTCCTGGAGTCGTTGGTGGAAGTAGTATCCTTGATGCTACAGGATCGCCTGCGGGTGGAAAGAATATAAATGATATTCTCAGCGGTTTAAGTGATAATGTTGAAAAACTTACCGAGACGATGGGAAAATCTAATAAGGCCGCGACAGATAATAAAGATGCGCTAACGAATCACTTAAAAGGCTTAGAGAATCTTGGTAATGTTCTTGCATTAGCAGGCCCTATGCTCTATCAGTATGCCAAGTATTCGGTTAGTCGACCATATGAAATGCTCGGCGGAACAATGGGTCAAATTGGCGGTCGCATGATGGAGCGAGAAAGAGATACTGGGCAGATTGTAACGACCGTTGCAGCTGCTCTTGCCTTAGCTATACCAGTGATAGGACCGTTGCTTTCTGCGGGAATTGTAGGTCTTGGTGCAGCTGGTGGTAATGCACTGATTGGACGAGGTGCATTTCAGCAACAATCAATAAGCGCAGCTGGTGAAGAAACAGCTGCAAGATTAGCGACCGAAAGAGTACTTGGCGCAAGAGATAGTATGTATATGAATTATCGACTAAGCAGAACAGATGCTGCCGGTCGAGGCATGGGTGGGATGGGTGGCAATGCAGCAGCAGACGTTCTTGCTGGAATGGGATTAACAGGAAATGAATCTGCAGAAGTTATTGCAAGAGTTCAAGCTCAGGGTGCTAGAGGCTATGGTCGATTTAGTATGAGTAGAGCTAAAGATATTACCGAATTAGGCATTTATGGTTTTGACATCGGTGCTAATGCAGAATCTCTTCAAATGGGCAATCGACTCGGATTTAGTGAAACAGAACTATTAAGAGGTTCTCGTAGAACAGGATTTCAGCTTCCTCAAGTAGCACAAGCAGCACAAATGGCGCGAGGCCAAACGTTTATGTATGGTATGAATGCTGGCAATCAGCTTTTTAATGCTGCGACAAATACAACCATGGGCCAAGTCATGGGTCCTTCTGCCGCAATGGGGGCAATAACGCAAACAGCGGGCGCAATGGCTGCAGCTGGTGGCGACGAATCAATCTCGATGTTGCAATATCAGCAATTTCTTGCAGCGAATCCCGGTTCAACTTATTTAGATTTTGTTGAAGCAAGAACAATGAAGGAGACTAGTCCTAAATGGCGCAAGATGATGGCTCAAGCTGCAGGTGCGTATGGCGGAAGTCAAGCAATGAGAATTGCTGGTGTCGGTATGGGTGTATTTAGAGGTGCTGGTGCAGAAGCAGTAGCAACATCACAAACTCTACTTAATCAAGCGGCCGGCATAGGTGGAGCTGGCGAATTAATGAAAGAAGGCGATTTTGCTAGAGGATCTGCAGCCTTTCAGAAATTAGGGCGTTCCGATTTAGATCAAAGCAGAGCTGCGAGTACTTTGATGGAGGCCGAATGGGGCGGTGTGATCGGAGAGGTTACATCGGGTTTAAGTGAAGTTGCTAAAAGCTCTAAGACAATGTCGGACGCAACTATAAGATCAGCAGATATTATGGAAAAACATGTTGTTGGTTCTGCTAAGGTTTTAGAACGGACAATGGATGTATGGCAGAAAGATATTATGGCTAAATTCGGCATCGATATAAGAATAGACCATAATTCTAAGAGAGCAGAATAAGTGCAACAGATACTTAAATTCAAAATAGAGATCTTCGATACTAGAACTCGCACATCGATAAACATTATTGATGATACCGCACTAGTGAGCTCCATACAGATAAATAAAGGCACAACTTTAGATAATATTGCAACTATAGTATTCCTGAAGAGCAAGACATATGAAATGCTCCCAATGGAAACTATTCTCAAACTCTACAACTACGTAAAAATTGAGCTAGAAGTACGAAACTACAATCCTACCAACCTTGTCGACAACAAGGGCGAGATGTTCTATTTCTCTGGCTTCATACAGACAATAAATAAATCATCTCAGTTCGGTCAGACTCCTTCGGCTGCTGTTACAATCACTATCAGTGATTACGCAAACTTGATGAAGACGACATTTTACACGAAGAACCTAACGTTCCTTGAAATCTTGAATCAAGCGGTTCCTGAATTCAGAATGATAAATTTCTCTGAATACTTGGGCGATACAAAAAACGAACTGCTAGATTCTTTCTATTCTCCAACGCAGATGGGATTCATCTTTTTTGCCTTTATATTTTTTAAGTTCATGTATCGCATTGTGTATGATGAAAATGGTGAGACTAAAAAGAAGGCTTCTCCAGATAGTAAAGAAATCTTTAAGAAATTCAAGATCTATATGCCTTTTGGTTTTCCTCTTTCTTTTAGCACATTGTCTGAAGATACAGGAGATGAATCAGTTAATGTCGATGAGTCTATATTAAAAGGTCAAGAAACAGGCTTGATGATCTACAAGCAGCTTCAGGGTGTAGCTTTAGATCTCTTCAAATACCTTTATCCAGAACCTCTTTTTGAATTCACGACTTATGAGACAAAAGATTCGGTTATTTTGATGATTAGATTCACTCCTTTGATGAAGTTTGATAGACCCGTATTAGCACCTCAAAATATTACCTTTGGAGCAGCTGAATCTGATGTAAACGAAGAGGCTGTTTTTCATGAAAGAAGTGTGTCAACGTTGGGCTCTACATTTACTTCAGATTCTTACAATGTTATAGAGTTTCAAGATTTTGGGTTTAAGAGAATAAAGTCTATTAGAGAAAAAACAGGCGTCTCTCCTGCTCAGCAATTGAAATATCACTTGGCTGATAAAAATATTCTAAATATGCTTAGCAAGAATTTGGATGAGAAAAAGAATGTCAAGGTTGAAGATCTTATTGCTAACGATAGTGAATCAGATAAAATCACTGATTTATTCTTTAATCCTATAAAGATTGATACAAAGTATTTAGAGACTCTCAGCATGACTCGTTCAGCTAGCTCAGTCGTGAATGTTATTTGGACAGTTCCTACAACCGATACAGCTGTGCTGAAGATGTCTGGTCGGGAAATGGTTTACGCCTATATGCAACAGCGTCTCAATGAAGTAGGCGGAAACGATCAATTCGGAAATTACGTCTATCAGCAGTTCAATCCGGGCTTCTATGCTAATCCAGTATTTTTAATGGACTATAGAGGTGTTTTCGGTCAAGATTTTGTTTCTGGAGACATGAATTATTTTGGATTTAGAGAATTCGAGATTAAATGGAACTATTTGTCGGTCGAATATTCAACGATTGGTCATATTTTAAAATATGTAGATGTAAAAACTTTGGCAAAAGCTAAAAAAGGCTGTGGTAATAAAAAAATTGTTGCCGCTCTTGATAATGCCATAAGAGCCGTAGGAGATAAAACGCAACAAACATCTTCGGCAAAGTATAATACGCAAGCCAGAGACGCGTTTGAAAGATATTCATCATCGCAGGGAGCTAAAACAGTCAGAGATAAAAATGGTAAAATTACCGGCTATGATTTTTCTCAACCAATAAATACCTATATCCCTGCTTTTAATGAAACTAAAAGCAATTTTAATGAAGTCGTTGCTGCTCAGCCTACTTGGAACCCAATAAAGACATATCGTCAAAGTATAAGAAGCACAACGGATGCAAAGCCCTCTAAAAATAAGAAAGTCAATATTACTGAAGCGGCAAACGATGATAATTTCAAGAAAGCAATGATAAGATACGGATTATCTACAGAAGATCTCAAAAATGCAGACAAAATCTTTAACTTAGTTAAAAGAGCTAAAGACGAAGATACTAATTTGATGGGAGGATTTGTAAGTAAAATCAACAGTATTGTTGCTTCTGCATACAGAGAAAATGAACATCTTTATGACTGTCAGATGCTCAAGCCCATTGATGTGAAGATCCTTCCTGGCATGGTTGTTGAGTCTGATAACGAAAGCATAAAAGCGAAATCACCTCGATTTAAGGGTTATGTGACGTCTATCAGCCATTCGATCGATTTTAATGCTGCGACAATGAAGACGAATATTAATGTTTCTAGAGCAGCATCAGACGATTCTGCAGTATACCCTCTTCTTATGGGATATTATCCAGATTAATTATGAATAATTTATTAATAAATAATCCTGCTAAGGGTCCTGGAGCTAAAATATATTTTTGCAAGGTTATACGATTTCTTCCATCTAGTAATACTGTGGATTGTATGACTATTGACAATAATATTTCTCTCTTGGGCTGTAATATTGCTTGCTCCATGCCGGCTGGATTTGCTTATGGCACCCGGTATTTTCCTTCTCATGATGACCAGAATCCCGAGGCGCCGTATATAAACTCTCCAGGAGATCTGTATTGTGTGGCGGCATTTCTAGAGAATGACTATAATAATGCTGCTGTATTAGGTTTTTTGTTTCCAATGGAAACAACGCTGTCAATCTCTGAATATGGTCTTTACATTTTTAGGCATGAATCGGATGTTATTTGGATCATTCGTTCTGATGGAACAATGCAGATTTATCATCCGAGCGGCAGTATCATAAAAATTGGTGATAATGCCGCTAATGAAGTAAGTTCTGACATAGAACAAGCTGGATTATACCCGGCGAAAACCGATGGAATGTATATCCGATCAGCTTCTGATTATAATGCTGAAAAAGAGACTAATTTATACATCAAGTGGCACGCAGGACAGAACATCACTATAGATAATGTTGGAAATATAACCCTCGAGACTAGAGATTCAAAGATTCTAATGACTGGTAGTGAAATAGACATAGATAGCTATGTTAAAACAAACGGCCATGTTGAAGTAGGATCAGGAGCTACGGGTGTTTTTGCGTCAATGTCGGGTCAAGTTATAACGGTTCAGAACGGTATCGTTATTAGTATAGCCCCAGCGTAGGAGACTAACTAATGGAAACGCAGTATTTTGATTCGCTTACATCTAAGATTAATAGCGCGAATTCATGTGCTAGTTTATCTACTATTCAAGTCGATGTTACCTCTGAACTTAATAAACAGCTGGCGGCCGCCCAAGCAACGGTCAATAGACTTGCTCCTGTAATTACTCCGCCAACAACTCCCACTGAAGTTATTACATGGATTAATAATTATATATCACTCATAACTGCTCCATATAATGAAGCAACTTCAATGTTAACAACGATCCCAATACAAGCAGCTGCGTTCGCCGCTGCTATTGCTGCTAAACAAAGTGAGCTAGGATGTTAGTGAATGTCATCTATAAATAATCCAAGGTCAAAGAACCTCATAGTAATGCAGATCAAGCTTCGTACTAGAAGCGAGACTATTGACTATTTGTTTCCTTTGAATCCTTCTTCTCTTACGATAAATCAAGCAAGCAGAGTTAGTGCTACATTTACATATGGAGCAAAGGTATTTCAGAACCTTGGTGCTGGTCTCAAAACATTATCATTCGAAGGTCATACGGGATATAGACTAAGTAAGGATAAGTACGGTCTTCAAAAGGATACTTCTAGCTTAGCTCTTTCAGCTCTTCAGGAAACGCCGGGACCACTACAAAGAGGCGCGTCAAATACGGCGGGACAACCAACCGACGGCAAAATACATTGGTTAGATCTTTATTCAGTCATTCAGATGGTGAAGGGCGAGAACAAGTATCTGTCCGCACACAATTCAACTGGAAGCGGTGGAGTTACAGAGTCTTTCTCTGTTGACAATATCGACAATATAGAAGCTGTAAAGATAACAATTCCCGATCAAGGGATTACGTACGATGTTCTTCTTCAAAATGATTCATTCATGCGAAATAGAGAACAACCGCACCTCTATAAATACAAGCTAGATTTTATTATCGTACAGGAAGCCTTAGGGTCGCCGTATAAGGCTTTTTCTGATGTATCTCCAATTCCTGACCCTGGAACATTAGTTTCTAGATGCTCAAAGTTGGCTTTGTCACTCACAAATGCTAAATCATCATTTATGAGTTTGCCCGGTATTCAAGCAGTTTCAGACGCCATAAGCTGGGGCATGAGTGCTGTAGATAATGTAATAGATGCAGGAAATTTTGGTATAACAGCAATAAACTCTACGGTCAACGACATCAGGCGTCTTGAATGGATTACAGATTCTATCAACAAAGTTTCGGCTAACCTTGGACTTATTAGAGGAATAGTAGAACAGTTAAAGACATTTTCTTCTATAAGTACTGCCTTTTATGAGCCCTACATAGCATTCAAACATTTACAGGTTCAAACTAATCTATTAAAAAAGTCCTTGACGGGTGAGCAGCAGAATCTTCAATTTAACATCAATCTTAGTAGACTAGCATCCATTTCTGCGCCAATAACTCTGGCTGCAAATAAAGCAACTGTTGCACAGTTTCAAAAAGACATCCGTCAAATCAATCGTATTTCTTTTCCTTTTCCTGTTGATAAAGTTCAGGAGATTACAGCTAATGGTGTTACAAAAATTAACGTTTTCTTCAAGACTCGTCCTTCGTCTCTAGGGATTTCAAACGTCAAGATTTATGCCGTAAATGATTTTGGTAGTGAAAATGATTTGGTCGAATCTTTTAGTGATTCAAAATTGGTTTTATCTACGAGCTATAATCAAACTGGGTATGTCTATAATTTCTTTATTGAATATGACTATACGACATTCGAATCGATTGTTCAATCTAAGTATAAGAGTATAAAGCGAGTATTGATACAAAAGGGAGATTCATTAGATTCAATTATAAAGAAATACGCGCCGAATGAAGCAAATGCGTCAAAGTCCTATATGTCAGAAGTTGCTTATTTAAACGGAATTGAATACCCGTATATTGTGACGACTGATAATCCGAATTTTGAAGCTTATTTTGGCTCATATGGATATAAGATTTTTTCAACGCAAGGTGAGTTTTTAGATTATATTTATAACATAGACACTGGAGTATATTCTGGTCTTAATCTAACTCTTTATGATACTTCTGTCGTAGATGATCCTCTTTCATTCTGGCTGCAGGAAGCATTTGTATTAGAGCAGATCAAGACGTCTAGTAGCTTCTTTGTAGTATTATTCAAAGAGACCTACTCAAATAGATGCTATGCTGTTTTTGGAATGACAGATGCAGCAACATGTAAACTATTTGAAGCTGATAGTTATGTTATCTGCGCTCTAGAGAAGGGTCGCTCATACGATCTCGACAACAACTCATTGCTAGAAATACTCAGTCCATATACGCTGACGGCCGATCTCATTGATTACTACGGACAGAGAGCCTATTTCGAAGATAATTCTTCTGCTACTACTCCGTTATTTGACACAGAAGTTTTAGTAATAGAAGAGATTTACATTCAAAATGTGGGTAATTTTATTCAACACGGCGACTATCTGTTTACAACAGATGATAAAGAGTTTCTATCTGGAGATGAAGAGAATAAAAACTATGTGATTTTAACAACTTTCACCGCCGCCGGCTCCTCTACGACGAGCTCTTATGTTATTGCTGCATTTAGCAAGTATAGCATATTAGTAGATGGCCAAGAAGTAATGCTTCCATCACTTGAAAACAGATTCTTGCCCTTCGCCGAAGCATTTAGCAAGGAAGATACATACAAGATCGACCTAGATGTCCGCTTCCAGTATTTAGATGACATACATGTCTCTATTCTCCCCCGGCCAGATCTTGGACCTGGCGAGAATGGATATGAGCAAGGATATTTAGATTTTAGACTCATCAGCGGCTTAGACAACGTGAAACAGGCAATAAAGAATCGACTAGAATGCCCGCAGGGAGGCCTCATTCTACATCGTAATTATGGGCTGCCTGTTTTGATTGGTAAGAAGAATACATTAGAGCATCTTATTCTTCTTCGATATAATCTGTTCAATCAACTAATGTCAGATTCACGAGTCCGATCGGCCAATGACATTCAATTACGAGACGTAGGCGATACGATAAATTCCCAGGTTTCAGTTGTGCTTGTCAATAATGATGATGTTCTCATCAAGACTACGCTATAAGAGGACGCGATGACTATTCAAATAAAGAATGCCGACACAATAAAATCTGACTTCATAAATTTCTTGCGGTCAGCTATCGAGGAAAACGGTGGCCCGAATGTCACTGACTATAACATCGGTAGTGTTTTGAACGTCCTGGTTGAGGCATTTGCAGATGTCCTTGAAAACTACTATTTTGACCTCTTTCAGGTGACAAGAGATTCACTAGAGAACATCTATAATGGTTTCAACTTTTTCAAGATGCCCGGTAAGAAAGCCCTTGTGTCTCTCAATATTTATATCGATGCTCCCGATACTGCATCATTAAATTCTAACTTTTTCTCAATACCTCGAGGAACGAAAGTTTCTACTGATGACGGAACAATCTTATTTGAAATAGCAGATGATTATTCAACAGACGGAATGATTGTATCTGGATCAGGTGAATTCAACGGCAAGATTCAATACTCTGTTCGGGCACTCTGTACAGATTCTGGTACATCAGGGAATGTTGGAACTAATGCGATAACTAAATTCGCTAGCAATATTACAAATATAAATGGATACGCATATTGGATTAGAAACTCATCGGCTTCTGGTGGCTCAGAAGCTGAATCCGAACAAGACATGAAACTTAGGTTTCAGAAATATCTTATTTCTCTTCGGAGAGGAACAAAAGAATCTCTGGAATACGCCTTGGCATCTAATGCGGCTTTCACGGGTCTCATGTATTCGATCAGCGGATATAGATTTTTAGATATTGTTAAACAGACTTCGCCATATGTTGGTACGAACAACTATGATATTGATTTAACGCTAAAGAACAAGTTCTATCCTTCATATTCTCTATTTACTAATGAAGATGCAAGTGGAACCGATGCATTTTATCTTTATATTGGATCAGAGGATAAATTCAACAACGTTTTGTTCTCTACTCAATCGGTGCCATCGGCCGGAGACGCAGGTAGTTATAAAATTATTAGTGTCGGAAATCCTATTTATACAGGAATTGTTGCAGGCGGAATAGAATACTGGAATTCAAATACTCAACAGTGGGATCAAGCCGATGTTAAGAACGTAGACCTAACAATCGACACTCCAATTGTTGATGATCAATATTTAGCATGGTACATTGATACAACTAAATGGGGAAAATCACAAATAAGAGATTATACGGCTTATTTTATAAGAATTAGTATGTGCAAGGACGGCGGCGATCCTCCAGGAACTAATCGTCCTAACCTTGATGTATACAAAGTGATGACTTATCCGTTCCCTGGGTATATTGATATTTATTGTTTAAAGAATTATAGAGATAATGTTACTAATGATGACAAAACTTTAATTGCAGAATCAATCGATAATTTTAAGGCTGCGGGAGTAATAACAACAATTTCAAACGCCGACGTCATTCAAATTCATCCAATGATAATTATTCACACAAGCAATTTAACTAATTCGCTGATACCGTCTGATATTGTTGATAGCATTCGTACGGACATAATTAATTTTTCTAATCTTAAGAATATTGGCGTTGATTTTATTAGAAACGAACTCTACGCTTATTTATATCAGAGATATAGTCAATATGGAAATCTCTTTATTTATTATAGATATGATCCTTCTATATATGAAGACTTAGGAAACGATGTCTTTAAAGAGGGCTTTCGAGATAGCGTCCTTGATGCTTCTGTAAATGAAAAGATCGATCTATTGCTTTCTGATATCTATGTAGTCCGCAATCTCAATTCATTAGTCAATACGCTAACTGGATATGAATATGCCGACGATGGCGGAACAAATTACAACGATTATTATAAAGACACTACGTCTGATACTGAACAATTTTTAGCCTATTAACGAGGGAATAAAATGTCATCATATGATCAAATGTTTAGAACAGAAGCAGCAGGTCCGCCACCGAATACTGCCTATGATATTAGGGCTAAATTTCCGTATATTTATTTCGGAGATTGTGAAGAGGGCACTCACCCTGCATATGCAAACAATTCTCTTGAAGGGCTAGAGTTCGACCAGGCTACTCTTTCTACTGGACTTGTCAACATCCCGGAGCCTGTCTTTATGAACTATAAATATATGGATGCCGATGCTTCGTCGGCATTTAATATTAGTGAAGCTGTGATTGCCGATAATCTTTGCACGATTACAGTAACAGCTACAGTAGAAAACATTCTTTCTGTAGGCGATATTGTATCTATAAACGGAATCGGTTGGGATATAACAAGGCCATTTATAAATGGGACATGGGTTATCTATTCTATTGATGTGTCAGACTATCTTTCGTTCACCTTTGAAATCAAGGCTCCCGATGCTGACTATAGTACAGGTACACCAGTGGCCGATCTTGCATCTGCAGGTACTGTCTCGAAGGGTTTCGCTTTTCAAATTGCTGATTATAGAGCCGACGGTGATGCTCGAGGAAAAAGCTTTACATCGACACTCTTTACAATGAAAAGTGCTTATGAAGTTCCAGCGGCTTTTGATCGTATTCTTCCTTCTGACCTCTATACAAGATTTAGATTTCAAACTAATTCCGACGTAGATCCACAGGGTGGGATAAACTCGAATCTCTTTAACGTCCTCGATGAAGCCGGCAATAATATAAAGCCTGTATTGTGGGCTTATTTTTTCGGATATATGGATGGAACCGAGACTGCCGTAAATCATTTCGAGCTTGCTTTTAATTCATACGCCGTTGTTCTTCGCCCTTCCGGTATAGGATCAAATTTAGAGTTTGCCATTGTGAAGTTCAACTGGGGACTTTTTGGTGTTGATTGGCTAGATTCTATTGTTGGAACTGATTATTTCAAGAAATATGATACTGATGTGTTCTCTAGCGGCTCTCTCGGCTATCTCATTGCAACGAATCCAGAGGTTGGTAAAGCGACCAATTTTACTGCAGTGACAGAACTCGCCAAATCCGACTCTTTCACGTATGATGCAGAGTTTCCGGTAAAGCTTAACTTGAAAATAGCGATTAGAAAGCATCTTCTATCAGACTCTGAATTAGATGGCACTTATCTAGTTAATTTAATGATTAATGACAGCTATGACCTTTTCGGCCCTGGCGTTCATTATGATTCTATTTTACATGCTTATTTCTCTAAACCTTCTCCAGCTATATGGCCCGTGAATGGTGACGGTCGAGTGAGCGATAGTATGTTGATGCCGATGATGTATTTCAAATTCAATAATATTAATCAGGAAAACGTTGGAGATGCTACAGCTCTTCTTCCTGGTTCAAGTAAAATTGTTCAAGATAGTTTGTTTTTTAGACAGCTCAATTCAAATAACGTAAATCTTTACTAAGAGGAAATAATCATGTCACAACTATTCAGAAATAATGCAAAATCTCGGTTGGTCTTTCCATCGGGTTCATCTTTAGGAACAGCTGCACCTGCAACATTTACAGTAACTACAGATACAGGACGATTCTTTCCGACAACTTTAGCAGAGGATGCCGACCACTTTCTAGTTACTTTAGAGTCTGCAGATGGAACTCGAGAGGTTGTTAAAGTAACGGCTCATGCGGCGTTAAGTGATACGTTTACTATTTCTGAACGTGCCGTTGAAGATGTAGATGAGTCACCTAGAGTAGCACACGATTTTGTTAATGATGATTTTGTAGAGCTTCGACTTACTGCGGGTTTTATTACAAATATTGCAAAAGGCTCCATTGTCTATGTCATTGATGGCGGAGGTGCTGTAATTACAGCGGGAATGAAGGGCTTTATAGAAGCTCCATTTAGCGGCTCAATTAATTCAATAAAGCTTTTTTCTGATGCTTATACTTATGATGTGGCGGAAACTCCTCCCGCAATTGCGATATCGGGATCTAAAATATCGATCGATATTTTGAAAGACGTATATAGTGAATATCCTCCTAATGATACGTGGGACGTAATGGGCAATGTCCAGATTACAGATGGTACGTTCGTCAATCAATATGACGCCGCTGCGCTTATACTTGCAGGATGGACAGTCGATACTCTAAAATTTACTGCGGGAGATATTTTTGCTTTTTATGTTCGACCCGTTCCGACGCCGCTGTCGATCACTCGTGTCACTATTTCGATGACGGTTAGTAGACACTAATAATGTTCAATATTAGGTCGATAAATACAGCTGAAGTCAATGCTCCCGCTGCTCTACCTGGGGTACCTGTATTATCGATTTTAGCTTCAGAAGATGTGAGCGTGCTATCGTGGACTTCGCCGTATAACACAGACTTCTTTACACTCTATTGGTCAGATAATCCGTTTGAAAGTATTGACGAAACGGGTGTTCATGCTATCACGGAAGAGATGCCCACACCCGGTATTCCACCAGATGGAGAAGTTTCATATACTCACACTATTCCTGCTAGGTTTAGTCTTTACGTTCTTTATTATAGAGTCGCCGCTAGAAATTCTAATGGCGCAACATTATCGAATCAAGTAACTAACTATAATTACAAGCTAGCTATTTATGAAGAACTCTATAAGAAGACTCTTGATGATCTCACTCTTAGATTCACCCCTGAGATTAGACAGCAGTATGAAGACTCTCAACTATGGCGTTCATTTGTTCAATCTCTTTGTTCTGAACTTGCTCAAAGTAGATTCGAGATAAAAGAGGCTCTTAAACAGCTCAATCTCCAAAAAGCCGTTGATGTGTTCTTGAACATGTGGAACAGTGTCATCGGTATCTCGAGAGAGAATGTTACTGACTCTGCAACAGAAGAACTACGACCCGAAACAGACGAAGAGTACAGACAGCGTCTAGTTGATAATGTATTCTGGGATAAGATTTCAAACCTTGCTTTGAAGAAGACTATGCTTCTAAAGCTCGGTCGCGATGCTACTATTTTGGATGCTGGTGAGGACGCTTCTGCATTTAAGACGCTGCCCGAACAGGCAATTGCGAAATTATTTGCTAATCAAGGATTAATGTATTTTCCTAATGAAATAATGACTTTTGAGTTTGTAGGTCCTGATTATACTGCAACGTGTGTCTCTGATGATGGTACAACGTTAGTTTATTCAAACTATTCAGGCCCTGATGCTCAGCCCGATTTAATTCGAGGTGGAAATACTAGTGGTTTTTTTAGAGCAATTCCCACGGCACCGCTGCAACCCGGCTTAATTGAATTAATTTCAAAGGGTGATTTTCCTGTTGCTGGTTCAATTCAGGGTTGGGTAAATAAAGATTCTGGAGCCGAAGGTCCGCCATCACCTGATATTGTAACGTTTCGTCCAACTACTCATGCGACGTCGGGTAATGGCACTGTTCAAAATCCTGGATATGCATATGATATTAATACGGATTCATTTGCATATATTTTTAGAGCATCTGACTTTACATCGCCTCCGCGATATGCGAGGATTGATGTTTATGGATTTCCAGTGCAGCCAGCTGGCTCTCCAGACTATTTGGAGTTAAAAATAAAAATTAATATTCCATTTACATCTGTTTACCCCGATAATCCTAGTGCATTTACTTGGCTTATATATTCTCTTGATGATGGTGGTACTTGGCTATATCCGCCGATTTCAGCTAATCTTTTAAATCCGCCCTATCCCCCTCGCTTTTCGGGCATAGTTTCTGTTCCACTTCCGCTTTCGCAGAATCTATCTCTAGTTAGAGTTGCCACATGGAATGAATATCATGGAGCCCCAACATATCTTTATGACGTTCGAATAGAGGGTTCGGGTTTCAATGCCGCTGGTCTTTCTGATTGGTCTGCTGAATATGGCGGCACGATGAAACTCCGCTATGGAGTCGCAGCTAGAGAGTACATTATTGCTTCAACTGCCGGTCAAGATTGCTATTTATATTTTGAAGTTAAAGGGTCGGGCACAGTTATTTATAAGGTAGGAACGACGTCTGGCGCGTCCGATTTAGCAACGGGCTCCGTTTCTCCGGGAGTATATGGTCCTATAAATTTTACTGCTTCAGATCCTACTTATCTCAGGTTTGATGTATCGGGCACCGCAATTGGATACGTTGATAATGTTTCAGTCTTAGGTGAGGGACCCATAACTTCAGGTACTTTAATTCATGATGCTATTTATAACCAATACGGATTTTGGGTGACAACACCTGGAACGAAATTGACTTTTGTGAGTCAAGATGGCCTGACAACAACATACGGGAAATTTATTAGCAATATTGGTGGAGTTCTTACATTCGAAAGATACCCTGGTTCAGATACTCCAAGTCAGTATGACTATATTAAGGCAGACCGCCCAGTGCCGCCAGTACCGATATTAAATCATTTGGCGGTTTTGCTGACAGAACCGGAGGTGGTTACGTCGTCGAGTTCGCTTATAAATCCTAAGTTGTTGTCGAATATTTATAGTGTGAATCTTGGTGTCGTTTCATTGCCCGATAGCGTCCTGAATGAGATCTATGATGCGATTTCACCTCTTGGAGCAATTGGTAATGTTTTGACGATGATTATACAAGATGTTATTGCTTCATTCGATGACTGGGATACAACATTCGGTAACATTCCATATGGCCCAATATTTATGGGAATACCGTATGATGCAACGGCTTGGACCACGGGCGGCAACTGGGTCGATGGAGTTTCAATTTATGTCAGCAATCGATGGGATATGAGCACTACCAGTCCGACTTATTTGCCAGAGGGATCATGGACAGGTACTCCAAATGGAAACAGACTATTTGATGGAAACGATGGCCCTGATGATATTGTTGTTCTAACACTACAAGCACTATAATAAGGAAATCATAATGAGAGAACAAATTCTAAAACATGCAAGAGCAAATGTACAGATTGCCGATAAAGAGACAGGAGAGCCTCTATATCGGGGTCATAATCTATTTGTAGATTCTGGACGAGCTTTAATAGCGAGTATTTTCTTTGGTGGAGTTCTCTTTGATAGAGCAAAGCTGGTTTGTGATTTAGGAGAAGATGCAACAAATCCTGTTAGAACACAGCTAGATTTACTCAACTATATCTCTCCTAGAAGTCTTGAAGCTGCTGTTGGTTATCCTATCGCTCTTTCAGGAGCAGCAACGGGTGTTCACTTTCAATTTATTTTGGCTAATACAGTCGTCGCTGGTTTTGGGGTTGGTGATATTTTG